TGCGACTGCGAAATCCTGTGCGATACACCCGCGACTGCGACCGTATTTTGGAAGGTCAGTTTCGCGACCTATGCTGCTGCATGTGCGCCCGATACCACTCTTTGTTTTGATTTTGGTAACACCCCTTACTCGAGGCAGGTTACTGACTTGGCGCCTGGAGCGGAGATCGTGGTAACTACTCAGGGCACCGGGGTCTTTGGTACCTGCTCTGGCACGGAGAACACTACTGCAGTCATCACGTACCTTGCCTGCGTAGATGGTAGTCCTGCTTTCAGGACCGTCGTTATCGGCGCCCCTGGCTGTAGCGTTAATACGTCCTCGGGTGCTATCGCGACACCCTACGATGTTTCAGTTGTTTACGATTAGGCATACTAACGCCGTAACTTTCAACCAGGCGTGATGCCTGGCGACATACATGGCTGACGAGAACACGACTCCCGAGACGGAAGTCAAAGCTCCGACCCCCGCAGCAGGCGAGGACCTCATGCCTCGTTCTGAAGCAGAGAACCTCCTTAAGGCACTCAAGGCTGAACGCGAAGCTCGCAAGCAGTACGAACGTGACCTGAAGGACACCAAGACCCAGCTCGAGCGCTTTGCCGAGATTAATCCCGACGAGTACACCAAACTGCAGAAGGAAGCTGCCGAAGCTGCTGCACTGCAGGCTAACTTTGGTGCAGCTCAGGAAGCGATCGAAGCTAAGTACTCCGCTCAGGCTCAAGAAGCCGCTAAGGAGGCTGCAGCTGCTAAGGCTGCCCTGCAGGACTACCAGAAGAAGTACGCCCTTGAGAAGGTGTTCTATGCCGCTGGTGGCCGCACGGACGCTGCCGATGGCGTGTCGTTCTTCGACATGATGGCTCAGCAAGTTGGCGGCAGTTTCCGTCAGGAGGCTGATGGCTCCCTGACTGTCGTTGACGCAGCTGGTGATCCTGTCCTAGACAAGGAGTCTGGCAAGCGTATCTCCGCAGAGGACTTCATTGCTAGCTACAAGGTTCACCCGATCTATGGCACCTTCTTCAAGGGCGCCAAGGGTGCTGGAGCTGGTATTGGTTACGGCGGCACCGACGCTAATGGTATGCCATCAGAGGATCTGTCCTCTCTCAGCCGTGAAGAGCTCTTCAAGCGTGCTTTTGGTTGATATACTAGAAGTACGGAGTCTGATGCTTTCGGGGGCCCTTGAGGCCCCTTTTTTCATGAATAGGTAACCTTACAATAGATGATACCCTTAAGGGTCGTTTCGTGATGAGGCGAACTGGACAGGGTGTCCTGAGGCAAGGAGCGCGATGCTCGGCGGCTCAATCACCCAAACCTTTTCACCTTCAGCTTTTAAGGATTTTTAACAATGGCACTTACTCTGCTCGAAGCGCAGAAGCACGCTAAGACCCCCGCCGAATTGGCTGTGGTGACTGAGCTTGCTGCTGGTCAGCTCATGTCTGTTCTCCCCTTCCGCTCCATCGAAGGCAACGGCCTGTTCTGGAAGCGTGAGGAGAGCCTGCCCGATGTCGGATTCCGTAACTACAACGGCGCTCTGGCTGAGAGCTATGCTGAAGTCAGCCAGCAGTCCGAGAGCCTGAAGCTCTTCGGTGGCGACATCAAGGTTGACCGCGCTATCGTGGACCTCGAAGGCGCCGAAGCCAAGGCCTACCAGATCCAGGCTCGCGTCCGCGCAATGCGTCTGGCTTGGGAAGCTCTGTTCATCAACGGTGACAGCAACCAGTCTCCCTCCGAGTTCGACGGCCTGGCCGCTCGTATCGGCACCGGCTCCAGCCAGTACTTCCAAAACGGCGGCGGCGCTGGTGAGGCTCTGAGCCTGGGTACCCTCGACGAAGCCATCGACAACGTGGACGCACAAGGCGGCCGCAAGTACCTGGTGATGTCGAAGTCTGCTCGTCGCGCCCTGAGCCGTCAAGCACGCACCAACACCCAGATCGAGATCTCCCGTAACGAGTTCGGTTACCAGCAAATGATCTACGCTGGCCTGCCCGTGCTCGAGCTGGACCGCGACCACAAGAACGTGGCTATCCTCGACAGCGACGTGACCAGTCAGGACGCTTATGTCGTCTCCTTCGGCAACGACCACCTCACCGGCATTCAGAACGGTGGCGTGAACGTGCGTGAACTGGGTGAGTTCTTCGACCAGCCTCAGCTCATCACCCGTGTTGAGTGGTACTGTGGCCTGGCCCTGATCAACGGCCGCGCTGCTGCTCGTATCGCTGACTTCAACGCTAACCTCGATCCTTCCTGATCTATCAGGTTGATCCTTCAGGGGCTCCTTTCGAGGGGCCCTTTTTTAATGCTCGGAAGTCTATACTGTTGACTAGCCCCTCCTATTATGGCTGCTCGTTCTGAGGGGATCTTCCCCCGTGAAGGTTTTAACCTTGACAACGCTTTTGAAGTTACGGCTTCCGCCGAACAGGCGCCTGTTTCCCTGAACACGATCCGCACCCTGCGAGTGATCGTTGTTGGCCTGACGGAAACCGCTCCTACTGGCGACTACACCGCTGCTACTCTGACCTACCAGATTGGTGGTGACGTTTTTGCTGTTGATCCCGCTCAGGTGGATCCCAACGGCGTCTACATCGCACATCATCGCGGCTATGGCCGTGCCACCAATGTTATCCAGTACACCGTGACTGCTTCTACTGGCACAACAGGCACCCCTGGCGACGTTACCTTCGATGGCATGTTCATCGAGCTGTGTGACGGCGTTGCCCGCTGATCGGTACTCTAAGTTATCGAGCCTCGCGTTGGTCGGGCTCAACCCTAACCCCTACTTTCTAGGTATTTCAAATGGCTGCACGTTCTACTGGAATGTTCCCTCGCGAAGGTTTTAACCTTGACGCTGAGTGCGAAATCACCGTGACCCCTACCGCCGCTGCTACCACCCTGGCTCACGCTAAGACCATCCGCGTGATCTGTGTGGCTCTGGTCGGTGGCGACGCTACCGTGACTCTGGGCGGCGAGACCCTGGTTCTCCAGGCTGCCGACGCTGATCCCAACGGCGTGGTGATCGGCCACATCCGTGGCGCTCTCTGCAACGCTGACAACAACGTCTCCTACGCCCTGTCTGCTGGCACCGTGGGCGGCGTGTTCTACGAGCTGGTTGACGGCCCCCGTCGCTGATCTCATTAGACCCAACTAAATACTCAAGAGCCCCGCAAGGGGCTTTTTAATGGCGGAAGACTAAGAGGTACCCTTGCAAGGAACATTCCATGGCTGACCGTATTTACGGCATTCAGCAAGGCCAGCCCGCCGACGTTGCAGACTTCTTTAGGTCTCGCAACCGAGTAACGGACCTGCCTCTTGTTGAACATATCTATGAGGTCGCGACCCTCAAGAACAACGCGACCAAGCCCCGCGCAACCGACGGCTACGACCTTATCTTTGGCGACGAAGTTGAGCAGTATGTGGACAACCTGGCCGACGGGCGCCAGCGCGTTTACAGCAAAATCCATCTCTATGTCGTCGGTCATGGCACTGTTGCGGGCTTTGACACGAACGTTGGTCTCGAAAAACTAGCAGCAGCCGGTTATACCGAAGTAGACAATCTTGCCTCTGGAACGGACAAGGCAACCCTCCTCCTGCTGACTGGCGAAGCTGACAACGGCCAGTACGACGACCTCGATAACTGGATTCACTTCACCCTCAAGGCTGGCGGCCCTCGATACATCGGTCAACCCGAGTCAATCGTTGATGCTCCCTCTGGCGCTGACTACATTCGCCGCGACGGCGAGTGGACCGCACTTGACCTGAGTCCCTACGACACCATCTCCAGTGTCGACAGCAAGATCGCAGCCGCTGTGGGTTCTACCTTCACTGGCCGTCAGATCCTGACCACCTCGGACGCCAACGTCTTCGCCGACGGCGAGCACGCTACCGCCGATCCCAGTGGGACCTCTGGCTGGTACTACAGGAACGAGCCTGGTCGTAAGATCAACTGGTACTTCTACAGTGGCGGCGAAGACACCGACACCCTGGGCGCTTTCCAGTCGGCAACCGTCGACGAAGAGGGCGGCTTCTACATGGTGGTCGATGCCCGCAACACTACCTCCTGGCCGTACCTGGCTCTGTACACCGCTCGTCAGAACGACGGCAGCGACGCATCCTGGTATCGCTCTCGCCTGACCTATGGTCCTGGTGGAAGCTTCGGCAACAAGCTGAGCTCTGGCCTCCACATCCTGGTCACCTCCAACTTCAACGCTGCTCGCCTGGCAACTCTGCAGGGCAAGTATCCGACCGCTGCGACCACGACTCTCAGCATTGAGTCCTTCTCTTCTGCTGGTCCTCAGGGCGCCAACGAGGCGTTGTGGCTGATGGCCATCTCTTCTTCTTCGGGTCTACCCGAGGGTCAAGAGGAGTTCGTGCTTCGCGAGTCTGGCATTGCCTTCGGTGGCAAGGTTCGCACCATCCAGTATGTGGCCAACCCCGCCCAGCCTCCTGCCTACACTACCTACTACCGTGGTGCTTTTGCTGGCAGCGCCAACTTCCCCGCGACCGGTCACCTCGATGAGTGGCTGATCGAGACCGTCGAAGACAAGATGTACGTCTGGGACGTCGAAGGTGGTACCTGGGTCAAGACCGGGACCGAGGCCGTGGCTCCTACCGCTGCCGTTAACGACTATCCCTACCAGTACGTTTACAGCTCCATTGATGGATCTGGCTACGGCTTCGAGAACGCTTATCCCGAAGGCAACTGGATCAACACTCCTGACGGCAAGCTGCAGTCCACTGGTGGCACTAGCGACATCCTGTCCCGCCAGGTTAAATTCGCTACCCTGAAGACTCCTGGTGACGAAGTCACTTTCCAGTGCTCCAACAACACCAGCGCCTTCTACCGTTACGGTTTCTTTGGTCTGGTTCCTGGCACTGACAACTCTGCCCTTTCCTGGAAGGTTGCAGGTCAGCCCAGCAGCGGCGTCTCCTGGATGGTTAGCGATCCCGCTGACTACGCTCTGATCGAGTTCCAGATGTCCTACATGGAGCCCTACTTCGGTGGCACCACCTACGGATACAATCTGGCTGATCGCCGCAACTCTACTGGTATCGGCTACACCGGCAATGCGGGCGAGCTGCCTATCACCTTCCGTGTTGCAGACGACTATCGCATCGAGATCTTCATCGACGGACACTACCACGTTCGTACCGAGGTCGTTCCCGCCTCGGGCGTTGATCTGTACTTCCACCAGTACGGTCAAACCGGTCGTATCCTGGATCAGCCTACCGGATCTGGCTCTAACATTCAGGGCGGTACCGCACCTACTGCCTCTGGCGCTCACTACTACATGAGCGACGCGGCTCCTAGCCGTGTTGAGGCAACCATCCTGTCCTCGGGTGGCGGCTACTGGCTGTACTCTGATACTCAGGCTTCTGGTGTCGGGTACAACATCGAGCTGACCGATGCCGAGGCTTCTGCTGCTCGCTACGTCCGCGCCTTCCAGGACTTCACCGGCGCAACCCTGGGCGAGCGTGTTGCTGCAATGCGTCCCGTGATTGCGATGGACGCTCTTCAGCTAGCTCACGCCGAGGAAGATGCTCGTGGTTACTTCCACAGCCTTGACCTTACCGTTGAGCAGATTCAGCAGAAGATGGGCCTGTTCGCCGACGCTCTGGTCGCTTCACGCGCTGGCTCTGTCGAGGTAACACTCGAGGAGGTCAACGAGCTTCTGGCCGCGGCTCCCACCAGCACCGCTCAGACCCTTGTTTACGACGGCACCTATGCTGGCTCCGAGTCCGCCGCCATCGATCCCTCTAGCGCCTTCTCTACCGTTCTCGGTATTGAGCGCTTTAGCATCAGCGACACCACTATGACGCTGTACTTCGACGGCACTCACCACACCAGCGCCTTTGCTTACACCACCACTGGCTTTACAGTGGCAGGCGGTGGTAACCAGGACGGTTCCTACACCTTCACCGCTCCTGTGGCAACTGCAACCACCCTGCAGTATGACCTGGCAGCCGCTGGCGTTGCCAACCCCAGCAACCTGGTGAACCAGTTCATCTCTGGCAGCCACCCGCTGGACCTGACCTTTACCGGACCAGGTGTTGCGCCTGTCGCCGTTTCCGGCGAGCTGGAGCTGACCCAGCACATGCAAGGAGAACTGGAGGATCACCTCAAAAAGTTCCCTCGCTGATACATACCCACTAATCGGTAGTCTAAGGGGTCAACACGACCCCTTTTTTCATGGCACACCTTGAGAAAATGCCGACGTACTTCGTCAAGGGCGACAAGCGTAAGGCTGCGTATTACACCATCCAGGCTCGTGAGCTGATTGCTCGTGGCTATGTACAGGAAGGTGCAGAGAAGCCCCAGAAGATCAAGGCCCATGAAGCCAAGCCCGTGCCCGAAGTGGTTGTCGAGGCTGGCGCCGATGCCTTCGAGATGGAAACCAAGCTGGAAGTCGAAGAGGAGAACCTCGAGGACATGACCAAGGCTGAGCTGCTTGACTACGCCATGGAGCGTGGTCACGACCTCAAGAATGCTTTGCCTAAAGCTGAAATCCTCGCAGCTTGCAAGGAGATCCAGGAGCAAGTCTGATGTCCGACTTCTATGTGGAGTACAGCTCTGGACCCCGTTATATCGACGGGGTCAACATTGACGCCGATGCTAACGCTGGCTTCCCCAGCAAGCAGGTCGAGCGGGACATTGACGAGCCTGTCACCGGGCTTGACGGCAAAGGCTACGAGCCTGGGCAGAAGAACAAAGACGGTTCAGACCTATGAGTAAGTGCGATCGCCCATTAGCAGCACCCGCTTGCGTCACCTACCCAAGGACTAAGCGGCATGTCAGGATCAGCCTGGCCCTGTTTGCCGTGACGAACTTCTGCATGGGCGTGGCATTCTTTATGTTTCTTTTATGCAGTAGTAGCCCCCACCACCGCTTGCATCTTGAACTTTTATTTACCAACCCGTCCGCGCTGTTCGACCACGAGCATCCTGGAACGCATTACGATATGGCAGACTAAAACTGGATGATACCATTCCTATGCCCGAGTACTTAGTTGGTATTTTAGTGTCGGCCGCCGTAGGGTGGGGTGGTTTTACGTGGAAAAGAGCTGAAGACGCCTTGCTGGCCGCCCGACAAGCGGCTGACCAGGTTGACCGAGTAGAACTCAAGATGGCGGAGGAGTACCTGACCAAGAAGGATTTTGAGTTATATATGGACAGACTGTTTGATACGCTGGCCGAGATGAAGGCAGCCGTGAAATACGTGTCTGATCGCGTCGACTACCACGTCGGAGAGCAGGCCAATGAAACAAGGGGGCTAAGGCAGGAGGTAAGCAAGCTCCGCCAAGACCACCGCAACAACCCCTACGGACTCTGATCATGGCAGCCAAATCGAAGTCAGCACGTTATTACGCCAGCAACCCTGAAGCTCGGAAGAAGAAGAATGCCTATAACACTAGATACCACTCTACCGCTAAGCGCCGCAAGTACCGCGCTGATCTGGCCAAGGCCCGTCGCAAGCGTGGCATCATGAGTAAAGGTGGTGGTGACATGAGCCACACTAAATCTGGTCGATTAGTCAGAGAGTCTGCCTCTAAAAACAGAGCAAGGAACGGTTCTAATGGCAAATCAACCAAGAAATAAAGGGAAGTGGGTACCAGCCCTGCTGGCCCTCCTCCTGACATCCCACCTGGCATTCCTTGGCTTCAAGGATAACAGCGACTCAGCTGCTCAGGACTTCCAGCAAGCTGCGGAAACCTACGTTACGGTCCTGCTGGCACTGCTAGCACCCTCACCCATGCAGTAATCATGGCATCTAAAAAGCCCAACCTATTTGATAACATCCGCAAGCGCAAGGCTGCTGGCAAAAAACCACGCAAGCCAGGTCAGAAGGGTGCTCCATCTGCTAAGCAGTGGAACAAGGCTCGCCGTGAGGCTGCCGCTAAAGCAAAAGCTCGCCGAGGTAAAAAGTAATGGCCCCCAAGAAACCGTCCAAGAAAGATCCACGCCTGACCAAGAACGGTCTGTCTGGCTACAACAAGCCAAAGCGCACGCCTGGCCACCCCACCAAGAGCCACGTTGTGCTGGCCAAGGAAGGTGGCAAGACTAAGCTGATCCGCTTTGGCGAACAGGGAGCCAAGACCGCTGGCAAGCCCAAGAAGGGCGAATCTTCTGCCATGAAGAAAAAGCGCGACAGCTTCAAGGCTCGTCACGCTAAGAACATTGCTAAAGGTAAGATGTCTGCAGCCTACTGGGCCAATCGGGAGAAGTGGTGATGCCTTTGCCCCTCTCAACCGCCCAGCAGACTGCGGGAAAGCGTAGCAAGCGCAAGGCAAAGAAAAATGCCTCCTACAAGAAGGGTCGACCAGCTACGGTGCTTAAGGGCCGACGGAAAAAGAAGTGATTCTGCTACGATGGTGAAGAGGGCTCCGGCGATGAGGTGCCCTCTCTCCAGACACAGATAGGATCCGATAAAACCGAAGTTGGCAACGTGGCGCAACTCGTCGCGGATGTCAGTCTTGTACTTTGCCATGGCTACATTATATCACGCCCAGGGCCAGGCTAGATCCACGTCGCCGCGCCAGGCGTCCTCGGATACGGGGATCTCTTTTGCGTAGGTACTGAATACCTCAAACATTGTCTCAGTAGCCAAGCCGCATTGCTTGGCGGCGTTGGGCACGTTGCTCTTCCCACAGAAGAGGAGGTCACATGCTTGCTTCGTCGTCAGTTTCATTCCAGGGCGCTGAGAGTCTCATCTCGCCGCCGAGCGGTGTCTCGCCTTCAAGGGTTTCCGTGAAGATCGGCTCGTCGACTCCAGAGGGTTCCAAAAGCTCTTCGATCTGGCGGTCAACGTCCTGCATCGTCAGACAGGTCTTGTAGTCCACCCAGAAGTTGAACCAGTTGTCATGTACCATGTTCAGCCACTTGTTGTCCTGATACACGCCGTGGTCCCAGAGGATGCGGATGATCTCGACGACAAATCCCTGAAAGGTGAAGCAAGTAGACATAAAAAAGGGGCCCGAAAGCCCCTTAGTCTTCCTTGGCTAGGTGATCACTTCTTTTCAGGCTTCGGGAAGACGGTCATCAGCGCCTCGAGGATAGCCTGAATCAGGCCATTCGACTTGATCGGCAGGTAAGGCATGATCTCGGAAGCGATGAACAGCACAAGGCCGATGATAACAGTTGTTTCCATGATGGAATAGTCTAGACTGCCATATATTACCTATCGGCAAACTAGCCTAGCGTCATTAGTGGTATGATTCTCAGCAGTGCCGACATTCTAGGGATTCTCGGCGGCAACGAGATCATCCGCCTATCTGCAAAGCTTAGTATTGTCGACGGCAAGCCTGCTCTGTCCGGCCGTGAAGGGATCTATATCTACGTTAACCGCTTCCCGACTCTGCAGGAGTTCGAGGCGACCTGGCAGATCTGGATCGAGTCCGACGAAGAAGACGATCTGATTATCGCCGAGTTACAGCGCCTGCTTCCTCGCGTGCAGGTGACTCGCGGCCTGATGACGACGGTTTCTACGACTGAGTTTCGCTCAGAGAGCACTCAGGCGGCCCCAGAGGCCTCTGAAGCTAAAACGGCACAAGTAGACCTGACACAGTACGAAGAGCGCTTCCAGAGCCTTGTAGAGGACGTACAGGACAGAATGCTGCTCGTGACCAGCGGCAGGGCTGGGAAAGACGGCCAAGACGGTCGTGACGGCGTTGATGGTCGCGATGGCAAGGACCTGGTGGCCACTGATGCCGAATTGTTCGACCTAAAAGACGTCGACCAGTCAATCCTGCCCGTGGAAAAGGGTCAGGTTCTCACCTGGGATGGCGCCAAGTGGACAAACCTGTTTCTCCGTCAGACCATGTCCGCTGGCGGGTCTGCTGTTAGCGCTACTGGTGGCGGCAGTACTGGCGTGGGTTCAACCATTGGCTGGACCTACCATCCCCATGATCACACCGAAGAACCCAATAGCGGCCACTTCCATACCGATTCTGCTGACGGTGAGCTTGTTACCGTTTTTCATGTCAGCAACGAAACCAGCAGAGGCAATGATGTCGAGGTCCTGCTGCGCGACCTGCTGACTCAGGGCTACGACCGTATCTATGTTGCTCTTGGCGAGGACCTATCTCAGGCGCACCTGTACAGCATCACGAGCTACACGGAGACCGTTGGCGGCTTCGAGATCAATGTTACCCATGTAGAGACGGCTGGCCTAGAGCCCGATTACCAGAATGCCAAGCTCTACGAGTTCCTGTTCACCAGGTCGGCGCCAGATCCTGGCAGTGTTGACAATGTTACGATCGTCTCAGAGACGACTCCTACTCTTCGAGACAACGGTGATGCACTGATTCAAGGCGATAGCTGGTATTTACCATCTACCGACCAACTCTATCTATACATTGACGGCGCCTGGGAGGAGATCAAGGTCAACGAGGGAGCTAGCGGCGGCGTTGCTTCTGGCTTCTGGAAGTTCAATGACCCTGAAACCGAAGGCTATGACGATGGCAAGTTCCGCGTCAACAGCCACCAGAACAAGACCGACTGGTCTTTGACAACTGAACTCTACGTTGGCTACAAGACTGACGACGGGGCGAATGTCAAGAACATTCTGCTCAACCTGGTCAAGCCAGACCAGTATGTCTACATTCAGCGCAAGGATCGCACCGATGCTTGGGTGATCCTGCTGGTCGAGGCGGTGCCCGTGGACGCTGACACAAAGGGCTGCCGCATCGCAGTGTCCTTCGTTAGCCAGGGAACTGCTGTTGCGGATATCACTAAGGACAAGCTGTGCGACCTCAGCTTCATGGTCGTCTCAGGAGGTGGTGGCGGTGGTGGAGCTACCACGCTGGCAGAACTTAGCGACACGAACACCGTCGGAGCAGCAGACGCCGATTTGCTTGTCTATCGTTCGGGTATCTGGACTGCCGAAACACCTGCGAGCACCTGCGACTACACCGTCTCTGACGGTGGTGACTTTGACTCAGGCACAGCGCAAGAAACTGGTTGCGACGGTATCGGCATTGTCGGCGTGGTCGAGCTGGATGATCTGTCCGACGTAGACCTGACTACGACCAGCCCTGCTGATAACGATCTCCTCGTCTACGATCAAGCCTCCGGCAACTGGCTGCCAACGCCGAACACGGTCAGAAACCTAGGTGACTTCGACGGTACCAACTTTGAAGAAGGCGCCACCATCGTCTGGGATGCGGTTGCTCAGATCTTCAAGCAGGCTCAGCATGGCGCAGACGGGATCACTTCAGCGGCCTACAAGTACAAGAACACTCTGACGGGCGATCCTTCCAATGGTCACATCGCTCTAGATAACGCTGACCCCACCCTCGCTACCGAGATCCGAGTTCATAAGACCACAACTAACAATGTCGACCTTTCTGCTGTGTTCAGCATGGGTCTAGGCTTGGCTCAGGGCTTGTATATTCAGCGAAAAGATGACGCCTCCGAAGCTCACGCCTATCGGACCACGGGTCAAGCGGTTGACCAGGGTAACTACATCGCAGTCCCAATCGAGCATGTGGGCGGTACGGGGACGTTCACCAACAATAAAACCATGGTGATCGGGGTTTACGCCAGGTCCGAGGCTCACAAGATCAGCCCAGTGACCGCTCCTGCATCATCGACAGCCGTCGGTACTGCGGGTGAGGTCAGGTACGACGCCAACTATTTCTACATCTGCATCGCGGACAATAGCTGGAAGAGGTTCACTCTGGAAACCTGGTAATCGGCAGACTAACCTAGCGCTCCAGACGGCATGCCTACCCCTACTTCACGCAGTAAAATCCTGCCCGCAAGGGGGTCGAAGGCTAACCTTGATGCAGCCTTGACTGCTGGCGACCTACTGGAAGGCGAGCTTTGTTATGCAAAAGACGAAGACGCGCTTTATCAGGTTGAAGGGGGCGTCTTAGTAAAAGCTGGTGGCGGCCTGCAGCCAGGCGACAACGTCAGCGAGCTTGTGAATGACGCTGGGTACATCACTGACGCAGGCGTTACTTCGATCATCGCTGGCGACAATATCGCAATCAGTCCCGTCGGCGGCACTGGAGCTGTTACCATTAACGCTACCATGCCAGTCGGCGGCGGCACTCTTGATGGCGGCAACTTCAATACTGGCGCTGACACTGCGGATGGCACGGCTCAGCTCGATGGCGGATTATTCACCTAAAGGAATACTAGACAGATTAAAGGACAGCCATGCCAGCACCCTCTGTACGCTACAAGATCCTTCCTGCACGCGGCGACATTTCTGCGCTGAATGCTGCGGTAGCTGCGATTGACGAGGGTGAGCTTTGCTATGCGCTGGACGAAGATAAGCTGTATGTCAAGAAGAACGGATCCCTGCTTGCTGTAAGCAGTGAGGCTCCCGTCAACTCCGTCGCTGGCAAAACGGGTGACGTGACGCTGGTCAAGGCCGATATCACTGACTTTAGCGATGCCGACTATGCTACCGCTGCACAGGGCGCTCTTGCCGACACTGCCCTGCAGAGTGGCGACAACATTAGTGAGCTGGTCAATGACGCTGGCTATATCACCGAGATCCCTGGCAGTCTCTTCACTGGTCGCTACAGGTACGAGAGCAACACCACCCTCACCCCTCCCGCTGCGGTTGTAAGGTTCAACTCCACCACATACGCCAGTGTTACCCAGATCGCATTCAGCAAGATCGACAGGGAGGGGCGAGACACGAGCGAGTTCCTGAACGACATTGTTCAGCCTGGATTCACTGTCTACTTCGAGCAGCAGAACGACCCGACCCGCTCGGTGATGTTCGAGATCACCTCCTTTGACAGCAACAATGCTGGCAACGTGATCTGGAACGTAGCCTTGGTGTCAGAGACGGGTGTAGCGCTCCAGAACAACAACGACGCGGTGACTCAATTCGAGTCTCCACCAGTTGTCGGCCTGCAGCCTGGCGACAATGTGAGCGAGCTGACCAACGACGCGGGCTACATTACTGACGCTGGTGTTACCCAGATCATCGCAGGCACCAATGTCACCATTGACCCAGTCGGCGGCACTGGCGCGGTAACGATCAACGCTACTGGCGCCGGCGGCGGCATCCCCGAAGCTCCCATTGACGGCAACCAGTATGCTCGCCAGAATGCTGGATGGAGCGTAGTTCAGGCTGGAGAAGGTGGTACCACGATTGAATACAGCGGTGCTGCGGCTTGGGGCAGTATTGCACAAAGCGGACAACTTTCATCAGGCTTGAACTGCACTACTGCAGTCAGCTCTGACGGCTTCGGCTTTGATGTAACCTTCAACACGCCGATGCCTGATGCTAATTACTCCATTACGGCATGTGCAGCTTGGAGGGCGAATACTGTTAGCGATGTTCAATATACGAACGTCACTGCTAATGGATTTCGCTTATATGTGCTAAATCAATCTGGTACTGCACAACTGGCTGAGGTACGTTTCGCCGTTCACGCCCTGAATGCTCTGCCTCCACAGGGTGGAACAGGTGCTGATTCTTGGGTTGAATTTGACGGTACATCAGCAATTGGAACAGACTGCACTATCCGAGCAAGCTTTAACGTTAGCAGGGTCGAACATACTGGGACAGGTACATATACGATTCATTTTACGAATCCTATGCCAACGTCTAACTATGCGACGTTCAACAGTGCAAACGTAAATGTAAATACCAACAATGTTGGTGTTGTATCACCTGCTGGAGTCGTTAACACCACTACTAGCTATAAAATTCAATGTGCAAGTGGTGAAACTAGCACTGCTTTTGATTGTGCGTTTGTTAGCTCAATGGTGCATTGCACTAATGCCCAACTGCCCGACACGGTAACTCAGGAGCAGATTGAAGCTGCTATCAACAATCCTGGCGCAAGCGCTTGGGTGCTAGGTAATGGTGATGGGACAACTCAGTCTAGCCTCAACATTGCAAGTGTTACACGAACAGGTTTAGGCCTATATGACGTAGCGTTCGCTACGCCTATGCCAAGTGCTGACTACAGCGTTCAGTGTACTGTTGCGGAAGACACGTTCAGCGTTGTTGCGTATAACACTGCGAGAACGGCCAATGGCTTTTCTATTAAAATTGCCAACTCAAATGATCAACGCTTTGACCTCGACTTCTCTGCTGTTGTCCACGCCACTAATGCCCTACCCCCCAAAGGTGGAACAGGTGCTGACTCTTGGGCTGATACTGCTGTTGATGGTACGCTCCAAGCAGGCTTTAACATTGCTTCAGTAACTAAGGGTGGTACTGGTATCTACGATTACGTCTTTACGAATCCCATGCCAACTGCTAACTACGCAGTGGTGACAAGTATCAACGACAATACCTTTGCTACTTCTAAGACACTTAACAGGACAACCACTGGCTTCAGGATTTATATTACTTTCCCAAATGCGTCGTTTACAAATACCCCTATCGACTACGCCCATTCAGTAGTTGTCCACGCCACTAACGCTCAGCTACCTGACACGGTAACCCAAGAGCAGATTGAAGCTGCTATCAATAATCCTGGTTTAAGTGCTTGGGGTCTTGTTGCCCAAACAACCGTCAATGGTCCTTGTCAGGTCAATGGTTCGTTGAACGTTGCTTCTGTAACTAGAACGAGTCTGGGCTTATACGATGTTGTGTTTCAGAACCCAATGCCGAGTGCAAATTATGCAGTCGTTGGGTCATCATTTGGTGCTAACACCTTTACATTCTCTCCCTACAACCAATCAGCAACAGGATTTAGCGTTCAACTTTCTGTAGACACTGGGCTAAACGATCAGGCTTTCTCCTTTCATGTAGCTGCCACCAATGCCCTACCTCCACGTGGTGGAACAGGTGCTGATGCTTGGATGTCATGTAAGGCTGGTGGGACAGTTGAATCTAGCTTTAACATTGCTTCAGTAACTAAATCTGCAACTGGTAAATACGATCTGGTATTCACAACCCCAATGCCGACTGCAGACTATGCAATCGTCACCGCTGCCGGTAACGGTAGTTCTGCGTCTATATTTGTCCTTAGCAAGACCACTACTGGGTGTCAGATTGGTCTCTATAGCGACATCACCCAGACGTATGTGGACACGGACTTTAATGTCGTCGTCCACGCCACTAACGCTCAGCTGCCTGATACGGTAACCCAAGAGCAGATTGACAATGTTCTTTCTGGGACGTTTACTGGCTCAATCAACCTGGGGGCGGTCTCTGTCTATACCGACAACACAGCTGCCAAGGCTGGCGGTTTGGTTGATGGTGACGTGTATCGAAAGGCCGACGGTACCCTGATGATCGTCTTTACCTGATCGGAACACTAGCCCAGTCTCCACTGGGCAATGTCTAACCCATCTTTCTGGCAAGAGTTCTACGATTATGGGAAGGCGGCTGGTGCCAAATTCCCTGAACTCGTCGCAGCCCAGGCTGCGCTTGAGTCTGGCTGGGGTGAGCACTTGTCTGGCAAGAATAACTACTTCGGTATCAAGGGCTCTCCTGGTACCGTCGTAACTACCCAGGAGTGGAACGGCAGTCGCTACATCACGATCAAAGATGAGTTCAAGGATTTTGACTCGCCACTTGACTGCGTGCGGCACCTTGTGACCCAGTGGTACAAGGACTACCGAGGCTATCAAGGCGTTAACCGTGCCGACACCCGCGAAGAGGCGGCTGAGTTACTGAAGCAAGAAGGCTACGCGACTGACCCTGTCTACCCAGAGCTCCTGATCAACCTAATGAACGACAATCAAGCGAAAGTGGAGAGCGACTACTTCCTGGAGAAGGCCGCGGCCTACTATACTGCTGAGCCCCATCAGACGGCTGCCTGGCGTGAGCTGGAGCACCTGCTGGACGGAGATGTCCTGGAGGCGTTCAAAAAGGCATATAGAGGCATGAGGGAGGAGGCGCCTATTGCGGTCGACAAGCCTGAGGTTGACGAGGTGCTGGATGCGCCGTATTTCTGGCAACGTGACAACCGAAGCGGCCAAGGAGAAAGATCATGCTTCTCTAGCTCAATGGCCATGGCTCTTGACTACTTGCGTCCAGAGGATATCGAGGGCGACGATGACTGGTATCTGGGGATTGTGTTTTACTTCGGCGATACTGTCTCAGTAGACGCCCAGGTAAAAGCTGCTAGGTCTCTTGGTTTTAAGGCCAACTTCCACATGGATGGAACCAAAGAGGATCTCGAGCGGCAAATCGATAACGATATCCCAGTGCCCATGGGGATATTGCACAAGGGCCCCCTGTCCAACCCAACTGGTGGCGGCCACTACATTTGCCTTGTGGGTTACAATGAGACCGAGTTCATTGTCCACGACCCGTACGGCCGAATGGACCTCGACAATGGCGGATACGCTGCCGCTGGGCCGACAGACGGTAAATTCGTTCGTTATGATAAGGAGAAGCTCCTGAAGCGCTGGCTGATTGCGTCAGACCACGATGGCTGGTGGATGGAGCTCAGCTGACGTGGCCCCACTCTGGCCTATGATCAAGAACACGCTCCCATGCCTCTTCTTCTGTCTCGAAGAGGCCTAAGTAGCTAGGCTTGTTGGAAAGCGTTCCGTCCTCCTGCCTCAAGCAACACGAGGCCATCCATTTTCCCCTCAACCTAGAAACACCTTTGTGCCTGCTAGAGCTACCATTTCGCTTCCCAGTGTTCTCCCCCTGGAGGCTCCTGTTGGCAAGTCGAAGGTTCGCTGGCGCATTGTTTGACCTATCCCTATCGATGTGGTCGATTTCCAAGCGGCCAGGGTCTTGACCTGTATGCAGATACCAGACAACCCTGTGGACCCTGTAAGCCTTGCCACGCAGCGTGACGTCCCAATAACCGCTGCGGTGCCTGTACCCGGCCTGAGTCCCGACCTTTCCGGGCTTGAACGGTGGGTCGCTTCTCCACTCCAGACCGCTTGCCGATGAGTCGGACACGGACAAGTACTCGTCTATGTATTCGACAGGAAGCTTGTTAGCCTGGATTGGCATTTTCCTTGGTACCCTACGTCGATCATACCAGGCAAATGACTTTTGAAACAACAAGCTGTCAAGTTATATTAAGCTGGCTACCTGGGTACCGATGGGACGGCCACTCTCTGAAGTCTACTGGGGCGGCCGTCCCGCCAACGATGCACGTCAACCCAGAGAATGGGGAGGTCAGATACTACGTGCGCCCTATCTTTACCCACGGCGCCACAGTGGGAATGTTCGTCAGACACCAGGGTATCGTGGATGCGCTGGAGCGTGCGGAAGTTTAGGCCGCGTATTTCCTGGCCCTCTGAAGTCGCCTTGATACCTGTGCGCTGCTGAGGTCATACTTTTTACCGAGTTCCGCCCAGCTCATCCCCCTCTCTCTGTCGGCCAGTATCTCAGCGTTTCTAATCCTCGAATCCCTGACCAGTCTCCTATTCTCGATCTGTTGCTGCTTTGTGGCCCAACGGCAGTTGGATGGAGTATAGTTCCCATCTACGTCGATGCGATCCACCTCCGCCTTCGGGAACGGCTTGCACCCCATATCCTCAACAAAATTCCAGAACCCCTGGGCAAACCTTTGGCCTGGGAGCCATCGGGCGCAGATCGAGATGCCCCTCCCTCCGTAGTTAGGGTAGTCGGGGTAATTCGGGTTAGTGCAGCGCTTCAGTATCTCGTGGTAATGCCCATAGAGCTTGTGCCCTGTGGCTGCGCCTTTGGTCGGATGTGCGTGTCCCATGCCAACATCATACCATAAAGCAATCGCCCCGAGGATCAGATCCCCGAGGCGAAAGCAACCCACCGAGCCAACCATGACTCCCCTTCAGTATACCAGGTCAGTCGCCATCCTCGAACCAGGCGTCAAACTCAAGGCCGTCGATCGACTCCACGACAGACTTCATGTGCTGCTCGACAGACTGTTCATCCCAGCCGATGTCCAACAGCAGGGCAGTGCCGATGGCCTCAATAGCCTCGGTGTGGTGATCC